GACCAAGTGACTATGGATAACAAAGGGTATGAACAAAGCCTGTTTTTTATGAAGAATCCTAATACAGGTAAACTTGAACACAGAAGAATACATGAAGATAGCGATGGAGGCGAACACCTTACATTCAATACTAAAAGCGCATTTGCGCCGTTTTTACCTAGACCAATAGAGGTTGTTGATTCTAAGTATAGTGATAAACCACAATTAGATTTTGCCCACCCCGAAGAAGCAATTAACATCCATTCTGCTGGCTCTGCTAACCACTCTAATAAAAATGTAGGAACTAACAATTTCTTTTCTCGACACGCCCAATCACTCAATCCAGCGGTCACTAACTTACATCTAAACGAATTTGAAGCAGCAGTCGACTCCCCAGAGGCGACTGATAAATTACAGAACGATATCAAAGTTAAAATTCTTGGAAAAACATCTGGAATGTTTAAAACTCATAATCCATTTACTTTCAAGGGCGGTCACGACCCTGCTGCTCGTGAAAAGGATGCTGGTAAGGATGCAGTCTTGATAGCGCATCATAAACATCTTGCTGGTCCTCCGGGCACACCTGTAGAGATAGGCCAAGTTCACGATGGTCATAGACCGATGAACGAAGATGTTTACTTACCGTTAACATACGGTGAGGACTATGTTAACAGAAGTCGTGCTAACAAAGATAGGGCTGATAATCTTAAGCGTCAAATAGAGGAATTAGAAAACGCCGCCTCTCAAGAAGAGGGTGAAGCCAATCAAATAATCGAAAACAAACTTATGGATTTGGAAGAACAGTTGTCGATGATTCCTACACTTGAGCCTAAGATGTTTGGTGACAAGATGCCAGAAGGCACCAAGATGTTACTAGAAAAGTTAGAGGCTGACGACCAAGCCTACGAAAAGTTAGCAAAACAAAAAGCCGCTGAGTTTCCAGAACTGTTTGATAGAAGTCTACCCCCTGACATAATCGAGGGTAATCTAAGACAGTTTGCTCGAATGCTAAATGATTATCTTCATCAGGCTCCATCAGAAGCACACGGCTTGAGTTCACTCACATCCAGAGACGAATACGGCGAAAAAGAAATGAATGAAAATATGAACCCGATTGCAGAAAAAGCAAAGGACTTTGCCCATAATAGTGATGTTGTCTTTAGTATACAGGATTTTATTAGAGCAGGTGGTGACAATAACCTTGATAGATATTTAGGGGGGCTGGCTGAAAAGTTAGGAATGGACCCAGAGGATTACCACACTCAGGAAACTATGAGGCATTTTTATCAAGACATCATATCTCCCTACATAAACGATTTACAGCAACAAGGACTAAACGAGGAATTATTGAATTTCAGTATGCCTATACAGACAATTGGTAATTTTGCTAAGCATCATTTTGATACACCAGATGCTGACTTTGGTGCGACGCTTGAACAAATGAGGAAGACTAGGGGTTTTGACAACGAAGATGCTAGTAACTTAATCACCATGGTTAACAATTTAAGAAACGCATTAGTGCCACATAGAAGAGGTATGGGTGGTGCAGAAAAGGCTGGTGTCGACGAAAGAAATTACCAAATGGGTTTTGACATACATCACGCTGTCAATCCTGATGAAAGGGTGCATGACTACTTCAAAGAAAGATTAGCCGCTTTGCAGGAATTAGAAAGTAAAGCATTTACTGGCCCTAAGCGTAATAAGGTTCAAAATGATATTAGAAATTTTAAAGCGAAAATGATTAATGCTAGTCTAGTATTAGACAAAGATACCAAAAGAATGTTACAGGACAAACACGCTGAAAAATACGGCGAATCTTATAGAAAGGGTAAGCATTTCGCAAGCACTAGTAAGTCTTACAGAGCACAACAAACTCTCGATTCTTTGATTTATAGTGACCCATTTGTCGAGCCGGGCGCTGCTCCTGCCGCAGTTACCGCTAGACTGAGTGGTCGAGTCACTAAGCCGATAGAACCAGTTGGACCAAATGCTCACAACATAGTGGCTTCAACTTACAATGCACCGCTTTATCGGATGGAGTTTGGTCACAATGTTCCTATTACTTTCGACTATAAGATAGGCAAAGACGGGAAGATAGATATAATCCCACTACCTGAACCTATACGAGATAGGTTAGTTCAACCGACAATGGCTATATGGAGGGGAGCAGGTTTGACTGATGTTTTATATGGAACTGATTGGGCACAATACAACATAGAAGAGCATTTTCCGGCTCAATTTAGGCATGGTAGGAATGAAACTAACACGATTGCTAAGTCAGATGCTAACTTAGCAACACTTACTAATCCCGATATCATTCGCAAAGAAATAGGTAAGGGTGTTCCTATCTTACAACCGATGCATCGTATTTTTGATTTGGGTGACCTCGAACATCTGCGTGGTTTTACAGGCGACTGGATAGTATCTGTTATGCCAGAAGGTGAAAGAGGCTTTGTTAAGAAAGAGGATGATGAAATTACTTCGACCAATTTTACTTTGTCAGATGAAGATAAGAGTAACTTCAAGAAAGTAACTGATAACGATTATCATTTAGATGTATTCAAGACTGAAGAGGGTTACTATATTTTTGATGTTCTCAAGTATGACGACAAAGAAGTGCATGATGTGCCGATAGATGACCGAATCAAAATACTTAGAGGTGGTTTGGATGGTGTTGAAAATGTGCATGTTCCTAGTGCTAGTGATACCAGACTTACAGATGACGCTGGCCTCAAAGTCACAGTAGAGGACTTGCAGAAAGAAAATGAAAAGTTGTTACTTCGTGATGCAAAGTCTACTTACATGGCTGGTGAACTACGCCACCCTAAGTGGGTTTTGCTAAGTCCGGGTAATGATGTCGTGCTTAGAGTATTAGAAAGAAGAGGCAATGGTCCTTACACCTATCGATTAGGCACTGGCCCAATTACTAAAGACGAAGAGTTAGGTGATAGGGCAGTAGAATCTGATGGTGACACTTACATGGATGTTGGCGCTGCTTTTGACAGTGAAGAAAAATACAACGAGGGTGACCATGTCAGAGTTAATGTCAGTAATGTAGGTGAGTCGCAGACAGCCGAAGGTCAAAAATTGTTTACCGTAACCGGTTCTAAGATTGAAGAAGAGGCTGAGGGTGAAGGTTTGGTTAGCCAAGAAACACTGAGTCTACTTGCTAAGTCAGAAGACTCGCAGTGGTTGTGTGAGGTCTATAGAACAGGTAGTGGCATAAGGGTCGTTATGCCTCAAGGCGATGTCGTGTATAAATGCACACAGTCTGGTCAGTCTTGGACAGCACATAGTCCGTTGGCTTCCAATAGTTATTTGATTCGCATGTCCGAAAGTCAAAGACCTTACTGGGCACCTGTTGCGGGTGCGTTGCTCAAAGCCAATGTGAATATAGCCGCTCCCGCCGAAGAGCAAGAAGATAAAGCCGAAGTTCATGAAACAGGAGGCGATGGTAAACCACTAACGCCCCCAAGAAAAATTAGAGATTCTGAATGGTGGTCTAAGCACGAAAAGGAAAAAGTGTTAGTCAAAGGTTTACAATTGGTTGAGAAACTTCTCAAGAGCGGGGTAGGGGCTGTAGGTCAGTCTAGCACTGGCACCATGGGACTCGGCATTGATTATGCCACGCCTATAGAATCACCCATGGGGCCTACTAATTTACATGATAAGAAGACTATGCCCGATTATGATGTGAGAGACATGGAAGAAGAATCTTCTATAGATGAAGATACTGAGCCAAAAGACAAACCTAAACACATGACTGTGCCCACAGAGAGTGGTGTTTTAGAAATAACAGAGGACTCTGCTGTTTTCCATACTTAGTTAAATAGTATGAGAGATGTCTATAGAAACGATGACAGCCAGTTCTATGCTGAGAACCTCCCCGGTTACTCACAATGGTAGTATCAATTTAATCAAGGCTGATAACGACTTGGTAATCGCTGGATATGCATCCGTTGAGATGGTAGACAAGCAAGGAGATTTGATTACCAGAGGCGCTTTGAAAAATGCTTTTGGCGATTTTATGAAAGCAGATGGTTATCGAAATGTTCAACTCGCACACTCTAACATACAGGTTGGAGAAGTAATTCCACAATACACTGACTCTGATGGCAGAGTTTGGAAGTCCGGTGTTGATGATGCTGGTATGTTTGTAGTCATCAAACTAAGAGATGACATAGAAAAGGCAAGAGAAGTTGCCAAAGAAATTCGCAAAGGAGCCCTTAGAGGTTTTAGTATTGGAGGACAAGCATTCAAGAGAATGCGGAAGAGTGATGCCAGTCATGGTGATTACACTGAAATATCCAAACTAGAATTACATGAGGTCACCATTTGTGAAAAAGGTATTAACCCGGAGGCGACATTCCGTATATTGAAGGAGGATATTGATATGACAGAAACAGATGCAATGGCAGAATTGTCAAGTGTTTTAGACAGACTGAATGGCCGCCTAGACGCAATGGAGAAGGGCGAACTTGCGAAAGAAATGGACGATAAAGCCATGCCAGAAGGTCTTAGAGAACACATGAAAGACAAGAAAGACAAAAAGAATGAACAAGATGAGGCGAAAGAAATGGCTGATAAAGATAAAGACGAAAAAATGTATGGTGCTGACCACAAAGGTATGCATGGTGAAATGGCAAAAGGAGAATACTCCGATGTTATTTCTAGTGAATATCTAAATTGGATGGAAAGCACCTTGAAAGGACAAGGTGTTGACATTGGCGGTGCTCGTGCACACTTCGATGGAATCTCCAAGGCTAACCTAGGAAGCACACCTGAACAAATTGGTGACGGTGCTGACTACTTCGCTGGACAAGTAAAGGGTCGAGCCCAAGAAGGCGGCTCTCCTTCTACTAACGCAATTGGTAAACTAAACTCTGGTGGCGGCGAAGGCGGCGCCGGAGCAGTATCAAAAGGCTACTTGCACCCAAGTATAGTCTCTCCTACTGATGTAGAGGCAGCCTACGAAGTTTACAAAGCAGCGGCTCTTGAAGAACAATTCAAGCACAACCTAAGCGGTGTATTCGCTGACAGGCTAAACAAAGAACTTACTCAAGAAGCAAACGCAAGAGAGGCGGCTTCATTCGATGCAAGAACACCACTTGCTAACATCGAAAAGGCTCTGTCTGACTTGAGTGACAGAATCGACAACATTTCCAGTGCTGCTCCAGAATCACCGATTCGTAAGAGTAGCGATATGGCCAATGTAGAAATCCCATCTACCGAGGCACTTGGAAGCATGAGTTGGGACGAAGTTCACCAACTCGCAGGGAGTGTATTTACCAACTAAGGAGGAATATGAATGGCAAGAAATTATATGAGAACAGTAAATGATATGGAGCGCTACTACTATGGTGCTGGACAAAGCATGGGATATTCCTACACAGGTTCAGAACTATTGAAAGCAGATGCTCCTCTATTGAGCACAACAGCAGGAACATACCAAGCAATCTACGGTAGAAAAGTATGGAGTCAGTTGAACCAAGAGTTCAACGCTTTCTCTATCCTACCTAAGAAGCCATGGGACAGAAGTGGATGGCGTGTAGTAACCGCTAAGCCCTCTGATACCGTTGGCGGTGGAATTGCAGAGAACGGTACTCTACCAGAGACTCAAAAGCCAACTTTCCAAAATGTTGCAGCAAAGCCAAAAACCATCGCTCACTCATTCGATATGTCTGAAGTAGCAATCTTCCTTAACGATAAGGATGACGGTCTAGGTGACATTCGCTCAGTATTGAAAGAAGAAATGGGTAAGCACCACGCAGAGATGATTAACAAAATGCTACTAACTGATGTTGACACACCAGCAGGTAACAACATCGAATCACTTGACAGAATCACCGCTGCTTTCAGCGATTTGGCTACTACAACATCAGGTTTGAGGGGAGCACACAGCAACCTAAGCGCTGACTCTGACCTAGACATCTACAGCATTGACAGAAGTGCAAACTCTTGGTCAAATGCAGAATGCAGTAACAATGTTGTTACAGACACAGCAACTAACAGAACGCTAAGTCTTGACCACTTTGATGACTTGTTCAAGAGACTATGGGAAAGAGGTGGCAATCCAAAGGTTATGCTAACTGGATATGACACTTTGATGAGACTCCAACAACTATTACAGAGCCAACAGAGGTTCATGGAAGAGAAGAGAGTAGTCCCAACTTACAACGGTGTAAAGGGTGTTCCGGGTATGGAAGCAGGATTTATCGTAGCAACATACAACGGCGTGCCAATTATTCCAACCAAGGACATGGATGACGATGGTGCAATTAGCAAGGTCTACATGCTAGACACTGACTACATTTACTACAGCACTGCTAAACCTACACAATACTTTGAATCTGGTATCGAAACTGGTGACCCATTCGCAATCAACAGATTGGGTCAGGAAGGACTTTACCGAACCATGGGTGAAGTATGGACAACTTTCTTTGGAGGTATGGGTTCAATCCGTGACCTACAATGAGGATAATGATGGAGAATAAAATATTAGGAGATGATTAAATATGGCAGTAACATTAACAAGAACAACAGGCGCAGGCGGAGTAATGACTATTAAGACAGAATTAGACCTTTATGCAGGAACACCAGTTGACAGCACAACTTGGCTGGATGGAAATGCAGGTGGTTCTTATCCGGGCTCTTTGACAGGTTTTAATGCCGCTAACACCGATGGAAACGCAGTAAAAGGTTTGAAACTATTAGTCGGCGAATGCACTTTGGTTGAAAACGGAAATGTGTTTACAGTAGGCGGAGATGCAAGCATCGTTCAATCGGTTATTATCGGTGGTAGCGGCGCAGCAGGTAAATCTTTGACAGCAGTCGCAAGCGGTGGTACAATTACATTTACCGCAGAGAATACTATTGACACAACAGTTGGATTCATGGCAATTGTGGCTTGAGGTGAGGAAACTTGCCCAAGATAACCTTTATTGGTCCTTCTTGGTATCAAAAACTCAAAGATGGCTCTGAGATGTATCGAGGAGACACCAAAGAAGTTAGCCAAGAATGGATTAACGAACACAGAGCCTATCTGAAAAAGAATAGGCGTATCATAGTTGAAGGCGACGAAGGTGTCACGGTAGACGAAGGAAACGACGGATTACCTGATGAAGGCTGGACTAAGAAGGATATTACAGCATGGTTGAAGGACAAAGGAGTATCTATCAAAGGGTATGCTACTAAAGCAAAACTCTTGGACAAGGTAAAGACCACACTCAATCCACCGGCACCAGAGCCAGTGGCCGAGGAGGTCGCTCCTGAGCCCGTAGCAGAAGAAGTGGTAGAAGAGACTATAGCCGAGGACCCTATCGTAGAAACAGACGGAGTTGAAGAATAATGGTATTTTCAAGCACAATAGACGAAAGACCTCATACATTGGGTAACTTATTGATGGTTACTGGAACATTTTCAAATCCCGACAACGCTGATACAGGAGGAAACATAGACCTTTCTGGCTTGTTGGCAAATATAATTGTATGTGGTGCTAATGCAGATTTAACTACTTCGGCCCAAAGTGCAGGTACCGCAGGGTCGTTTGCGTTAATTAGCGGGCGAACAACATTGACATTAAAAACTCCGGCCCGTGAATCGGGCACATGGTTTGCCATGGGGAGCCGCAATTGAGGCGGTGACTAAATGCCGGAACTGACTAATTTCACTGTAACTGATACCAGTAACATTGGCAAATTGACAATGTTAACTATAGATATACCTAAACATACTGATGCGAGCACTGCTGACCAAGGTGTGTTTAGTAGAACAGATGCTCATTTTCAAAAAGAACTGACTATATCTATCGACAGATTGGGCTTGCGGGAAGTCTTTAGTGCTAACATAATGAGTAAAGGTAATCGAGGTATTCCCTCTCAAACGGGTAATAGTTTATTCAAAAGAAACGGACCAAACCAAGGAGCATTTGATTTACGAGGGCTATCGACCAACGAAAAGTTCAATGTCCAACCATTTGTATATATAGACGCAGATGAAACTAAACTAATTATTGTAACCAGTTATGCAACGCCTTACGAAGCGGTGGCAGTAAACGCCAATACAGATGTAATACTAACAGTCATAGGGAGTAGAAGATAATGCCGAAGCCTACTATACTCAACGCAAGAAAATCCGTCATAGGTAATTTAGTTTTCTTGAGCGGGGAACTAGACATATTTACAGGTGTTGGTGCCGTCCTCGGTGACCGGGGCGGTTTTGATTTTTCTGACCATGTCAGTCGAATACTAGATTTTGATTTTATTGCGGGCAGTTCTAGTCCTACTGTGATAGAACAAATACAAGTTCACGCTCCACTAAAGAATGATAGTAGTCAGCAAATACTTAATTTCCCTTGTGCATCGAGCGTTGTCTCACCTACCAACGGTAGTTTAAGAGGTCTTATAGGTGGTCGTTTTGCGTATACAGATGGTACTGAGCGTAAAATAGCCATCGTTAATGGCGGAAGCGGCTACTCCGATGGAACCCACACCGGTCAAGTTTTAACTGGACAGGACAGTGGTGCTAATGATGGGCGTGCAACGGTAATAGTTAGTGGCGGAACCGTAACCTCAGTAGATGTAACCACACACGGTACTGGTTATCATTTTTTGGAAAAAATAACTGTAGCAGCGCCGGGTGGCGGAAGTGGGGCAGAAATATTGTCTTATGGAGATGAATCGAGTAATAACAATGCGATTTTTGCAGCGCAATTTTTTCCTCATTTAGTGAATGATACCAAAATCAAAATAATTAGTTTTTATTCTGACAAAGGCGATGGCGGGCGTCATAATGACAGTAATGACGATGCTGTGAGAACATGTGAATTTACTTTGATAGGGAAGCGATAATATGGGCAATGTCAATGCAGGAATAAGATTCGATGCCCCCCAAGTGGTGGGTAATTTAATAATAGTTACTGGTAGAGTGGATAACAGTCAAATATTCAACACAGCAGATGGTGCTACGCATAATAAAGGATTTATAGATGTAAGTAATTTTATGAGAGAAGTTTTATCTTTTAGATATGTCTCAACGCAACCTATAGACCTCCAACCTTTGACATTGGGAACTAATCTTGACGACAGTTCTGGTATACCTATTAGTGATGGTAAGGGGGGTTTTACGAACGAAGTATATATCAATGTGCCAGTGATTGGAGGCAGTGGTACAGGCATGCAAGTTGCACGAGTTACAGTTGACACTAGCACTGTTGCTAACACGATGCGAATACAAGATAGTAACCTTATTTATTCTAGCGATAAAACGGAGCAGTCTGCTGCTGGAAGGGGTTATCAGGTAGGAGAAGTAGTGACGCTGAATATACCAACTACATCGGGAACCGATAAGCCAAAATTTCGCATAGTTCCAGCAGGAATGATTACCGATAAACACCCTGTCTCTCCTGACAACCTTCCCGCTAAAAACCTAATATATCACACATCTTCACAACCTGCTAGACAGGTTACTAGACCGGGTGTTGAATTCATTGAAGAAAGAAATAAGGTCTATTTGCGTGGTCCAATAACAAATGAAGATTTAACTGAAGTTGGTGGCATCGGCCTCGGCGGCGCTCCTACCGCTCAAGTCGGTGTACAACTTCCACAGTTGTTTGAAACAGGCGAACCTCAAAGAGTAATATTTGGACATTTTAAATTTATAATTATAGGAAGAAGGTGATTTGATTGGCAACAACAGTAACGATACTTGGCCCGTTTGCACAGGCAGACTTTAACACTAGTAGTGGAAAAACTACTATACAAAATGCAATAAGCACTGCTATAGGTGGTAACACATGTGTTTCTGCCGACCCTCAAGTTATACTTGGTAATATCTACATATTCGTGACCACATCTTGAGGTGGTTGAATGGATGCGTTTGGTAGTTTAGGACTTGACGATATCAAGCGTTTACAGAAGCGGGGTATTCGACTCAACGAATCATACGGTGCTTCGGTCAAGACCGACGAAGAAAGACCGTTAGAAGGTGTCACTCTTAAGCAACGCAATCGTAACAAGAACGCTGGCGATGTCCTAAACATCGGTAGCGGCACTAGATGCAAAAGTTGCGGTATGCTTTACTTCTGTTGGGTCGATAAGTGTAGGACATGCGGCAAGCAAATGGACTTCAATCTAGGAGTGAAAGAGCAGTAGATTTAATCATGTATCGTGCCATGGCTTAGTTAAGGGGATGACAGATGCCTGTAGTATTTTCACCCGGAGAGCCTGAGACTCGGCCTTTCGACCCTGATGCAATAGTCTACACTACTGCTCAAAAAGTTGCAGACCTACTTGGTATAGGCCCTAGTGAAGCAGTACTAATGTCTGCAAATGCAGAGGCAAATGCAGTGTTTGTTACAGGCGGAGATTACAGAAACATTGGATTTTCGGCTGGAGATACAATATTAATTTACAGCGACGCTGACCCGTTGGGGGTAGAAAGACCAATAACAAGCATAACCTCTACAGCAAGTGGTGTGAAGTTATCATTTATCGTTTCGATAAATCCCGGCCTTTACGAAACCACAGATAATGGACATGTACAAAATTTAGCATCATTTACTAATGGTAAAACTCGTGGTATGAAGCGCTCTACCGTAGAGACTAGAATCAAAGAAGTACAAGACCGCATTGACAACATCACTCATAATGCTTGGAGACCTTATCTAGTCTCGGCGGAATACCTAAACTTTGATACATACAAACCATACAGACGCAGATATTTTACTGACTATGTTGGTACTACGCCTCTATTGTTTAGAAATGTTCAACAAATGCTTAGGATAGAAATGTGGCAAGGTGAAGACTATAGAGAGATATGTGGCGCTGAGGTTCGTATACAATTACCAGATGATGTGAGAGCACTTGCAGGTAAATCAATTGTATTGTCACCCGGTAACGGTAGTGCAGCAAAATTAGAGGCTGGGTCCATAAGTGCACCGGGGGTAAGCGGATTACAGTGGTCAGTTAAAACTGACAAAATCAGTGCTGCACAAAGCCTTGCTGATTTGATTAACAAAGAGGACAGAGTAGGAAAGTCAATTTCAACATTCACACCTATTTTTTATCCAGAAGGCTCAAACAATGTTGCAGCAAATGTCCATAATGAATTTTTTGCGAGCGCTAACGCTGACTATGGTAGCGGGCAACTGAAAGTCACTAGTCTGAAACAGACTAAAGCAGGTGAAGTTTGTAGCATAGTCAGCGATTCTACTGACATTAAATTTTCACAAGTTGCTACGAACACCGCTACAGTTGCTAGCGTGTTAGGTAGTGTAGTAACTGTAGATAGTACTGCGGGCTTTGCTCATGCTGGTGTATTTACAGATGGAACAAATATAATTCGCTACACTGATAAGACTAGCACTACCTTTACTGGCTGTGCAATTGTAGTAGGTTCACTAGCGCCTAGTGGAACTATTACCCAGCACTTGCTTCAACTCGATTTACAAGGCGGCTCCTCTAGTGGTGACCAAGCAAGATTGCGTGATTGGTGGCTAGACGCTGAGATGGGGATAGTTTACTTCAATAATTCATACCCCTTCTTTGAGCACAACTCTGTCAAGGTATCTTACATCTATGGAGAAAGGTATCTTGAAAAGGCTATAGAAGAGGCTGCTACTAAGATGGTAGCGGCTGATTTGCTACTATCAGATGACCGTAGCGTCTTGATACCGGAGGGCAGTCAAAATGTGGATTTAGGTTCTAAGATTCAATTGTTTAGAAAAGAAGCAGAAGAACTGTTATCCCGCTACAAAGAAGTGGTGGTGTTCTCCTAATGGTTGCTACATTCAAAGAGCCACTTGAAACCGTCATTGACATACTCACAGCCAATCATGATGCTGGGACAGGCGCTGGTTGGAACAGAGGCAATACTGACAATGTAAAACCAATAATTGTAGACATTGCCAACGAAACGCCTGAGAGAGGGAAGCGTGTCGATTTGCAGAGGCACGATTACATACTGTGCTACGAAACAGCGCAGAACGAAGAGGTGCCTGATTTGATGTATAATTTTGTAACTACTCGTTATAATATCACAATAGATATGAGAACATCAAGGGGTCGTTCAAGATTGCGAAAAATGGAAAACGAAATGAGAAGAGTCATCCATGTAAATCGCAAAGGCGACGGCATCAACTTTGACCGTATGGTTCTCAAAACAAGAACTGACTTATCAGACCGAACTAAGAAATTGTTTAGACACACATTCCAAGTAGAAGTAGTTATACTAGCGGAGTTGATACCGTGAGTTTTGGTGCTCATTTCAAAGGTGATGTCTCTGAGGTTGTCATGGGACATGAGACTAGTTTGATGATTGAGCACGGTGAACCATGCACATGGACTGCTACAACAGACCTTACTAATCCAACTCACACAGAGATAGTATTTGCCGGAACAGCATCTGGTAACGCTAGTGTGTTTGAAAGCACCAAGGCTGCATTGAAAATACCCGTAGGTATGTTAATCGGTCAAAAGATGTCATTTCACTCTACTGCATCTGGTCAAAACAATTTCTCTCTGTTTTACTACACCGACATGAAAAGTAGACTCTATACAATCATAGACCATACCTTTGACTCTGTTACTAAAATAAAAATAGTTCCCGCTCTTACTCAACCGACCATCAATAGTGGAACAGGCGACAGTATATTCTTTCACTCGACAGGACTACCAACAGTTGCCGGAAACAACGAAACCGTATTACATGCAAATGCCTCTGATACAAAGGAGTCTAGTTTAATAGATGGCTTCCTAGGGTTGGCTTCGTTCATGACATTACCTGACACAAAGGTAGATTTGCACAGTTATCATGTAGTTGGTTTGGGTAGACAAGTCGCAGTTCAACAAACAGGAAAAGTCCATCACATGGGCGGTTCTATAGAAATGCCGCTACATAGTCCAAAGTGGCTTTACTATAGTCTTGGTAGAGAGGTTGTTGACCAGACAGCCTGCGGCACTCATCCGGGTCTTGCGGGCACTGTCAATCCCTTGAAGAATATCCACCCCGGTCAAGGACATGTAGAAGTTGCTAGCCTTTCTATGAACGGCACTACTGCCGCAGTAGGTAATTACTTACTTATCAAAGATGAAACGCTAGTTCCAACTACTACTTACAAAGCACCAGACTCAGGAGCCAGTAGTGATATTTACTGGCCAAACGGTGCAGGCTTATCGTCAGATGCTCATCACTTTGAGTGGGCAGAAAGCAGTGAATGCAGAAGAATAAGTGCAATAGAACAAATATCTGGAGGCTTTCGTATTTATGTTGACGACGGATGGCAGTTTGAACACACCATATCTGACAATATAGAATTAAGAAAGTATGCTGACGACAATTCTATAGGCAGCCCTCATGTAGGAACTAATAAAAAAATACTCAACCCTGTTAGAAGATTACTGTTCTCTGGTGAAACTGTGCCAAGTTTTTCTATAGAACACAGTGTAAGGACTAGGGACCTAGGTTCATTCAACGCTGCTAACGAGACTACGATAGCACCCGGCTCTACCGGAGACACCAAACAGTTGACTAGAATTTTCAAAGGCTGTAAGATAGTTGAGTATGAATTGACTAGTACAGTAGATGCTGA